ACAAAGGTTAAAGCCAACAATAACAATTCATCACCTATAGGCACAATTGCACAGCATAGAAGCAGACCACAACCACAGAAAAAACAAAATAAAAATGAACTAAACATTATTCGATTTAGGAGTACAGGATAATGGGACTTGTAACATTATTGATAATTGGGGCCGCAGCAGGTGCTGCTGGTGCTGCATCAGAGCAACAAAGAAAATCACAAAGCAAAGCTGCAAGTAAACAAAGAAAAGAAGCAGCAGCACTTGCAGCACTGAATAAAGATAAGAGAGCCGCTACAGCAAAGGATTTGTCAAAAAGGAATGCGAGGGCCACACTGGTGGTTGGCAGTCCCAAAGGGGTGCTTGCTGCTGAGGACCAGACAGCAACATCAGGCCGTGGGACTTTATTAGGAAACTAAAAAAGGGATATGCACTATGCCTAAACTAAATAAAATTCAACAGAAGAAAAGAAGATTCAGGCAACTACAGCAGCAGAAAAGACCTTTTGAAAGGCTGTACACTCTCATAGCAAGATACATTGATATGAGAGATGTTCATTTCTCAGATGAGGGTAGGACTGCTGTTGTAAATATTATACCAGAAGAAATTATAAATAATGATGTTAGCCATGTTGCGGATACATCATCATCTGCCCTCTTAGGTGCTTTGTGGCCAAACGGTGCAAACTCATTCAGGATTGACAGGCACAGGACCATACCAGATTCGGAAATGAACAAACAGTGGTTCAAAGAAATTGTGAATCCTGCAATGCTTGATGCTATGGATAATCCTCAAAACGGTTTGCAGATAGCATTTGAGGAGGCTATATCAGAACTTAACAACTATGGCGTTGGCTCTATCAATATAAAAGATAATCCAAATGACCTCAACAAACCAACTTCTTATTCCTGTTGGGATGTAAAAAGTAATTTCATTGATGAAAGTAATGACAAGTTTATTGATACTGTGTATAGGTGGTGGAACTCAGATGTTGGTGAGGTTGTTAAGGAATATGGTTTGGAGAATGTTAGTGCAAAGACAAAAGCAGCTTATGATAGAGGGGAACTTGAAGATAAAGTTCTTGTTGCAATAACAATAGAGCCAAGACCCGAAGGGGACCAGAAGGGTGCAGGCTCACTTGCTATGCCGTTTGAAAGTGTTCATTTTGAATGGGACACAAATAAAAAACTGAAGGAAAGTGGTTTTGCAGAATTTCCAGTCCCTACTGCAAGATATAAAAAGAAACCAGATGAGGTATGGGGTAGGGGGGCTGGTGGCCAGGCCATACCAGATGTTATTGAACTTAATGCAGTGTGGGAAGCATTAACAATTGCATTTGAAAAATTCCTTGATCCCCCACTTGGCCTTCTTGACGATGGCCGTTTAGGTGGTAGTGATGTTGACACATCTGCTGGTTCATTGACAGTTTTCTCTGTGGATGCTATCGTAAACAATTTGAGTAGTATTGTGGCCCCACTATTCCAGACAGGTGAGCCAAGTGGTGCTGTTGTACTTACTGAAAAACTTCTTCAGTCCATATCACAGCATTTTATGGTTGATAGACTTCTTGATCTCAATAATCAAAACGAGATGACATTAGGTGAAGCAAACATAAGAGATAGTCTGCGGAGTGATTCATTAAGAAAAGTATATGCCAGAGTAACAGCAGAACTTATAATACCTGTTATCATACGTACATTCAATATACTTTTCCGTAAGGGATTATTTGGTGTCATACCTGGTAGTGAACAGGAAATGGAATTTATTCTTTTGGGTAGAGATTATAACTACCTGCCGGATGATATTATAAATGCAATAGTTCAGGACAAGGATTTCTTTGAGATAAGGTTCATATCACCAGCAGCAAGAATGTTACAGACAGAAGAAGCCAATGGCATTATGTCTGTGCTGAGGGTTACAACTGAGACGGGTGCAGCATTCCCGAATGCTCTTGATTCATTCAACATTGATGCTATGCTCAAAAGACTTTCTCAAATATTGGGTGTGTCAATTGATGTTTTGAATAGCACAGACACAGTACGACTTATCAGGCAGGGAAGGGCACAGGCAGAAGCAGCAGCAGTAAATCTTGAACAAGCAGATAAGGTAGCTGATATAAATATGAAAAATTCACAGGCAGTAGCCCAATCAGGAGAACCAGGATTATGACAACAACAGAAAAAATAATAAACAAAGGTAAAAAACAAATTGAGAAAAGGGAATCAATTGCAAAACTTGATACAGATACTTTTATAGAGTGTCTTAATATTGTTGCAGGTACGCAGGAAGGGCAGTATGTTCTAAACAGATTGATGGAGAACTGTGGTGGTTTGAGATCACCATTTGTTCAAGCCCAAGATGGTAAGTTGGACAAAGGTACTTCCGAATACAGAGGAGGTAAACAAGCTATATGGTTATATGAGTTGCGAAAACATTTGTCAGTTAAAAATTTGAAAATTATTTTATTTTTAGACAGGAGTAAATTATGTCAGAACAAGAAACCAATCAAAGTAGTGGAAAAACAAAAAAGTTAAACATAAGGTTATCAACATTACACAAAGAGCATGGGCCTTTTGTCAGGTTTATGCCCGACAATGATCCCCCTGCTGGTGATCCCCCTGCTGGTGATCCCCCTGCTGGTGATCCACCACCAGCCGCTGGCGTCTTCACATTGCCAGAACAGTATAGAGAAAAACCGTATATGCAGGATGTTAAAACACTTGATGGTTTGTGTAAGAAGCTCGATGGTGCTGAGGTACTTCTTGGCAAGAAAAGAACAATCATGCCAGATGAGACTTCTACACCAGATGACATTGCGGCCTTTCATAAATTACGTGGTGTGCCAGACGACCACAACACCTATACCTCAATGAAAACTGAGGAAGGTGCTGACACGACTTTCTTTGATGCCATGAAACCCGCATTTAAGAAAGCAAACATGACAGCAAAAGATGTTGGCATACTTGAAGCAGAACTTGGTCCTGTACTTGAGAAACTTACAGGTGAGAAGGTAGAAGCTGACAAAGCTCAGGGTGAGGCATTTGATGCTTTGACAGATAAGATTTTTGCAGGGACAAAGAAAAATGATTTGGCTCAGGCAAAAATACTTATGGATGCCCACACACCTGAAGGTCTGAAAAAGTATATGAATGAACTGTCAAATGAACACTTGGCTATTATGGCCTGTGTGATGAAAGGTGTCAGGGCAAAGTATATGAATGAAGACACTACAGATGGTGGCGGCGGCGGTGATACAGGCGGTGCTGAGGCCATAAGAGCAGAAGGTAAAAAGCAGATTGCTATTGCCCAAGACCCAAAAAGCACTATGCAGCAGAAGATAGATGCCAAGAAAAAAGCTCAGGAATGCTATGAGCAATATGATAATCTGACAAAAAATAATCAAAAATAAATAAAAAAAGTGTTGACAAATGGGAATTTGTTAATATATAGTTGATTTAATAATATGACGGGTATCATATAAAACATGTCCGTCTGATGGCAAACAATGTTGCCTTATGGTGCTTAAAATGTGAATTAAAAGGGTTGTGTCCGGTTGTATTCGGGTATCATAACACTGACCATAGTGTATAAAATGTTTATAAACACTATTTCAAATTTAATGAAAGGGAAGTGAGATGCCACAATCAACAGTATCAACCCATAGTAAAACAATGTTCCTTGATATAATTCACAACAAAGCACAGCAGATCAGGGCAAGATTGAAGGCGTTTGTCCAAGTAATTAAAATTGCTGGCAAACAAACAATGTATGATGGCCTCGGCACAGTGGAGGCTCAGGAAATTTCTGGTAGATTTCCTGAAGTAACATTCAGTGACATTGAGCATACCAGGCGGAAAATCCCCAGGCGTAGATTTGCAGTTGCCATACCTATTGATGAGCGTGATATTAACGACATCATGCAGGACCCCGAAAACATGTATGCCGTTGCTATCATTAGGGCAATGGAGCGTGTCTTTGACAGATTGACAATAGAAGCGGCATTTGCTTCAGTGTTTACTGGTGAAGATGCAACCGCAGAGATTACAGCCGATACGGATGGTGTTGCCACAGTGGATGCAACTGGTGGCCTTACCTATGACCATCTTCTTGAGTTAGCAACTGCTTTCATCAATAATGATGTTGGTACTGATATGCCTGAGAGTTTTTTCCTGGCTCTTACTGGTGACGAGCATCGTGCATTACTGGCTGACTTCAGGGTAGTCCAGTATGACGCCAATGGTAAAACAGCCAACAATGTTGGTGGTGGTACATTATCATTCGCAGCCGCCGCTGGTAGCGAAAATGTCAGACCTAATCCACTGGTGAACAGTGATTTTACAAATCGGTCAGGTCAGATTGATAATGGCCGTCTTGTGCAGGCAGCAGGATTTAACATCATACCGTTTGCAGCTAATGCACCTAATCCTGTTATTGAAACCTTGGGTGATGCAAATGATTACCGTAGATGTGTTGCTGCATCTACAAGAGGAATTTTGGTTGGCATCCATGATGAGCTTGAAGTTGTAACACAAGAAAGAACTGATTTGATTCAGACCAAACAAATTGTTGCGGTTGTAACAATGGGTTCTTTGAGAACCGAAGGTGTTCTCATCCAGGAACTTCGTACACCTTGGTCTGATAATTAACTGAAACAAAGTTAAGCTAAAATAGAAAGGAGCGGCTTATGGCTGCTGCAACTACAAGAACAATCTCAAATGACTCTGGTGTTTATAACAGAGGATCAAAGGTTTTCAAGGCCATTGTTGCAATGGAAATTGGGGAAGATGATTTAGTAACTGGTGGTAATGTTGTACCGATATGTGAATTGCCAGCAGAGGCTATTGTTACCAGTATTAAACATCTGAATGATGATCTTGATGATAACGGCACAGATTTAGTTGTTGACCTTGGAATCTGGAAAACAAAGAAAGGTGTCAGTCTTGATGACATCCTTGCTAATGAAGCTGATGCTGAAGCACTTGATGTTGATATTTATGCCGATGGTATGACAGCATTCCAGGGTGCAGTAACAACTTTGACAGAGGCACTTGGTTCCGGTACAAATGCTGTTGACCTTAATGACAGATTCAGCACAGTAAGAGTTTTGGCAGGTGTTTCAATTGGTGAAGACCCATTCAAATACTTCCTTGGTTTTAAGCCATCAGTATCCGCAGGTGCAACCATAGTTGGTGCAGGTGTGTACTTTGAAGTTGAGTGGGTACAAGGTTAATAAGAAAAAACTCTGGTTGGCGTTCAGGTTTACATAGTGTGTGAGACATGCTTGGAGTGTGTCTCACACATATTTTTCTTTAATACTGGAGTTTGATATGGCAGATAATTCACCAACATCACCAGTTGATATTTGCAATCTTTCTCTTACAGAATTGAAAGTTAATCCAATATCAGCATTGGATGAGGAAGGCAGTGCAGTTGCAGAGTTATGTAACAGGCATTATGATATAAGACGGAAAGCACTTTTAAGATCACACATTTGGAATTTTGCAAAAACAGAAGCCACATTAAATCTTGCATCAAATGGCTCATCAAATTCTTATACCGATGTATACCCTCTGGTTAAAACATATCTAAGACTCATATCTATTGGAGATGTTTTTGTGTGGGGTAAGAATGAGTTGTATGATATTCGGTCTATTAGCATAAGTGGGACTTTCAAGAAGTGTATAGTGATTGATAATAGTGGCACAGCTACACTTGAAATTTTATATATAAGAAATGTGG